AACGTATTGAGCGTGGATCTCAACTTCGGATTTTTCTTCGGCGCGCCGACGCTCGTCGGCTGATTTGATCCCGCGCTCTCACGGCGGATAAAGGAGTAAAGGCACCATGCCAGCAGTAGGCGGCAGCATCGAATCGATCACCATCCGCGGGCGGATCTTTCCCGTCGCGGCCGACGCCGAAGTCAATCGCAAGCTCGGCGGCTTCGAGAACGAAGTGCAGAGCAACGGCGACGGCTCCGCGCGTCTCGTCAAAACGCGCATGCCATGGCTGCTCGACGGCGTGCAAGTCGAGATCAACGACACGAAAGCAGACTTGGAGTTCTTGAAAGAGATCGCCGACGGGTTCGAGTTCGTGCCGTGCACGATCACGTTCGCGAGCGGGATCCGCTATCAAGGCGACGGCACCATCACGGGCGAAGTTCAGGCAAGCTCGCAGAACGCGACGGCGACGATCTCGCTCTCGGGTCACTTCGACTTGACGCAGCAATGACGGCGAACGCGAAAGTCGTCGTCGCGCGCGAAGTCGCGGAGACAGAATTTGAGCGCATGTGCGACGCTCATCGCATCGACACCGCGTCGATGGCAGAGAACGACGCCGACGAGTGGGCGGGAGTGAAGGCGGCGCTCGTGCGCGTGATCATGAGCGGGGCGTTGATTGTCGGCTCGGACGGGCTCGCGACGTATACGCCGCCGGGCAGCGCGAAGGGGCTGACGTTTCGCCGGGCGACGGGCGCGACGTATATGGCGCTCGAGACCTACGCGGGCGGAAAGAACATGCGAAATATGTGCGCCGCGATGGCCGACATGACGCAGGCCGACGTCGGTGATTTCTCGAAGCTCGACGCGCCCGACTTTCAAATCTGTCTGCGGCTCGGGAAACTTTTTTTGGCGGACCGGTAGTCGACCGAATCGTTCGCAACGGAGAGGACGTGCAAGCCGCGAGCGCCACGCAAGCCCACACCGAAATGCTCTTGCAGATCGCCCGAGACTACCCGGGACTTCCCGATCCCCGCACGCTCGCGGTTCATGAGATCGTCTATTTTTACGAAGGCCTTCGACCAGAGCTAAAGAAGCACACGGCGCGCACGGCGCCGCCACCGAAACCCACGAAGCGAGCAGCGCGCAAGCATGGCTAAGAAGTTTTCGATCGAAGCGATCTTCGCCGCGAAGGACCGTCTTAGCGCGCCGATCGGAAAGATCATCGGCAAGCTCGGGCAGCTCGGCCGCGCTGGAAAGAAAGGGCTCGCGTCGCTCGACGGTGCCGTAAATAAGAGCTTCAAAGCGCTCGGCAAGTTCAGCAGCGAGATCGGCGTCGCCAGCGTCGTCTCGCTCGGCGCGCTCGCGTACGAGATGAGCAATGTGATCACCGTCGGGCGCGAATTTGAAAAGACTTTGATTCGCACCGGCAGCGCGTTCGAAGTGCCCGCGCGGCAGGGCACGGCCGCCTTCGCGGCGCTCGAGGCGGCAGCAATGAACGTCGGCGACACGACCGAGTTCACTTCCCAGCAAGGCGCCGAAGGGCTGAACTCGCTCGCGACCGCCGGCTATACCGTGGAGCAATCGATCGCCGCGCTGCCGAAGATCATCGACTTTGCCAGCGCGGCGACGCTCGAGCTAGGGCAGGCAAGCGATATCACGAGCGACACGCTCGGCGCCTTCGGTCTGCGCACCACCGACGCCGCCGAGAACACGGCGCAAATGGCTCGCGTGATGGACGTCATGACGCGCGCCGCGGCAGACTCGACGACGAACGTCGCCGAGCTATTCGAAGGCATACGCGCGGGCGGCGCCTTCGCGAAGACGACGGGCGCGACGCTCGAGCAATTCGCAGCGCTGCAAGGTACGCTCGCAAACAAGGGCACGAAAGGCGCCGAAGCCGGCACCGCTATTCGCAACGCCTATCTGCATTTGACGACGCAGACGAAGCAAGCGCACGACGCGCAAGCGAAGCTAGGTGTCGTCACCGCCAAAAATAAAGACGGATCGATCGACATGATCACGACGATCGGTCGGTTCGCGAAGGCAACGCAGAAACTCACGAAAGATCAGAAAGGCGCGGCGATCGCGACGATCTTCGGCGCGTTCGCCGTGGGCCCGTTCCTGTCTCTGATGGACGCGGGCGAGAAAGACGTGCGCGCGTTCGCCGATCGGCTCAAAGGCGCTGGCGGCACGGCGCACGAGATGGCGCTCGCCATGCGCGAGAGCGCCGACGCGAAGATCGCAATGTTCTGGAATAAGCTCGAAAACTTGCGTCTGACCGTGTTCCGCGCGATCGCACCGACGGTGCTCGAGATAGCCGACGCCGTCGGCAAATGGGTTACTGCAAACAAAGATCTCGTGAGCGCGAAGGCGGCAGAGTGGGCGACGACGCTAAAGGACGTCCTGCCCGTCATCGCTGCATGGCTGCCGCGCATTGCGAAGGGGTTCGCCGCCTTCGTCGTTTTCGCCGGCACCGTCAAGACGGCGACGCTCGCGATCCAGGGGTACGAAGCCGCGACGAAGATCGTGCAGGGGGTGCAATGGGCTTGGAACACGGCCGTCACCGCGACGACCGCCGCGCTGAACTGGTCGTGGGTCGCGACCGTTCGCATGAAAGTCGCGCAAATCGCGTCGCGCGTGGCGACGTTCGTCGCGACCGGCGTGCAGACGGCATATGCCGCCGTCCTGAACACGACGGCGATCGCGTCGGGGCGGGTGCGGCTCGCAGAGATCGCGTCGAAGGTGGCGCAAGTCGCGTCGCGCGTGGCGACCGTCGTCGCGACCGGAGTGCAGACGGCGTATGCCGCCGTGCTCGCGGTGACGAGCGGCGGGCTCGCCGCGTTCCGGCTCGCCGCCTTCGCGAGCGTGCCCGCGATCACCGCGCAAGTCGTGGCCATGGCGCCCATGCTGGCGATGGTGGGCGCCGTCATGGCGGCCGTGCTCGCGCTGGTCGCCGCATGGGATCAATACAACAAACTCGACAAGAGCCTAGCGGGCTCGGGCGGCGTCACCGGCACCGTTGGCAAGATGATCGAAATGGGCACGTGGGATCCGTTCGCCGCGCATGACGCCGTCATGAACGAGAAGGCGGTCGCCGCCCGCCGCGAGCAAGACAAGAAAGACGCGGCGCCGCCGCAAGATCAACGGCCACAGATCGTGCCGCCGCAGGACCGCGCGGCCGCGGCGACGGCCGCGGCGACGGCGGGCGAGAACGCGAGCGTCGACGGCACGATCACCGTCGAAGCGAAGCCGGGCACGAAAGCCAGCGTGAAGGCGCGGCCGAGCCCCGTCGGTCTCAAGCTGCAACCGTCGGGGGCGCTGTAACGTATGGCGTGGCTCGACCGGCTCATCGACGCCGCGTACACGTCACCGGGCGGAACGCGCATGCGGTTCTCGTATCTGGACGTGTCGAGCGAAGTCGACAAGCGCACGGCGGGTTTCGAGTTTCCCGGCATCGACGGCGTGTATGTGCAAGACAACGGCGCGAGCGGGCGGCGCTATCCGCTGCAATGCATCTTCGTCGGGCCCGACTGCGATCGGCAGGCGGCGAGCTTCGAAGCGCTCTTGCTCGAGCGCGGCCCCGGGCGGCTCGAGCACCCGCTGTATGGGCGGGTCGACGTCGTGCCGTTCGGCACGATCACACGCCGCGACGATCTCGTGACGGGCGCGAATCAAACGATCGTCGACGTCGTGTTCTGGGCGACGCTCGGCGCCGTCTATCCGTCGAGCCGGGTTAGCCCAAAGCTCGAAGTGACCCAAGCCGTCATCGCCGCGCGGCCAGCGCTCTCGGGCGGGTTCGAACGCGCCATGAATCTTTCGACCGAAGCGCGGCGGGCGAATCAACGGCTCGCGGTGCAGGACGCGCTCCGCAACATTCAATCGGCGCTGCGCGCTGCGGCGAGCGCGACCGAAAGCGTCGACCGCGAGTTTCGCGATTTGCAGCAACGGGTGAACTTCGGGCTCGACGTGCTCATCGGGCAGCCGCTCTTGCTGGCGCAGCAAATGTTGGATCTGATCATGGCGCCGAGCCGCGCGCTCTCGGGGATCGCAGAGCGGCTCTCGGGCTATCGCGCTCTGCTCGACCGCATGCTCGGCTCGTCGCCGGTGGGCGGCCCCCCGCCAGAGCTAGAGCGGCTCACGGTGCGGCTCTCGAACGAGTTTCACACGGCCGACTTGACCGCGGGCGGCGCGCTGCTCGGCAGCATCTCGAGCGTCGTGAACAACTCGTTTACCGCGAAGCCGCAAGCGCTCGAAGCCGCCGAAGCGATCATCTCGCAGACCGATGACATGACGGCTTGGCGCGAAGCGCGCTTCGACGAGACGGGGCAACTCGACACCGGCGAAGCCTATCAAGCGTTGCAAGAGGCGTCGGCGCTGGCGGTCGGGTTTCTGGTCGAGATCTCGTTCTCGCTCGTGCCCGAGCGCGCCGTCGTGCTCGACCGCCCGCGCGGGCTCGTCGAGCTTTGCGGCGAGTTGTATGCGTCGGTCTCCGACGAGCGGCTCGACTTTCTGATCACGACGAATCACTTGACGGGCAGCGAGATTCTCGAAGTGCCGCGCGGCAGACGGGTCGTCTACTATGCCTGAAGCCGTCGCCGTCACGCTCGAGAGCGGCCAGAGCTTCGGGCGTTGGAGTGAAGTCGAGTTCGCGTTCGGGCTCGACGGATACACGGCCGTCTCGCTCACGGGGCCGTTTGATCACGAGCGGCCCGAAGTGCGGCGGGCATTTCAGCCGCTCTCGTTTCCGCGCGTCACCGTCACGATCGGCGACCGGCTCGTGCTCACGGGCTATGCGAAAGACATAGCGCCGTCGAGCGACGCGGCGATGTCGTCCGTCGGCGTGACGGTCTATTCGCTCGCGCACGAATTGACCGAAGTGTGCGTCGATCCCGCGCTCCTGCCGCTCGAGTTCAATGGGCTCGACTTGCGGCAGATCTCCGACCGGCTCGTGACGCCGTCGATCGGCGAACGCGCGATCTTCGACGGCGAGCCGGGGGCGCCGTTCGCGCGCGTGCGGGCCGAGCCCGACGCGACGATCCATTCGTTCCTGGTCGATCTCGCGCTGCAACGCGGCTTCGTCTTGACGGACGCGCCGAGCGGCGCGCTCGCGTATCGCGCGGCGGCGTCGCCCGGGGCGCCGGTGGCGCGGCTCTCGGGGCAGCCGCTCACGAAAGTGAGCGCGACGTTCGACCCGCCGAGTTGGTTCGCCACGATCACGGGGCGTGCGTCGCGCAAGAGCGGCAAGAGCGGCTCGAAGTATTCCGAGTTCAATCCGCTCTATCGGGCCGACCACCCGCGACACTACACGGCGCGGCTCGACGACACCGAGAGCGGCGACGTGCCGCGCGCCGTGCACGCTGCCGTCGGGCGCATGGTGGGCGGCGTCGTGACGTACACGATCGACGACCTGCCGACGTGGCGCGATCTGCGCGGCGCGCTCTGGCAACCGAACACGACGCTCACTCTCGTCGCGCCCGAAGCGATGGTCTATCGAGAGACCGAGCTCGTCGTGCGCTCGGTGCGCTTGCACCAGACGCCCGACGGCGAGACCGCGTCGCTCGGGCTCGTCTTGCCGGGCAGCTTCGGCGGCGCGTTGCCAGCGGGGTTACCATGGGATTTCTAACGACCGTCGTTGCGTTCGCGCGCCGCGTCGTCGACGGCGCCGAAGTGCCCGAATGCTCGCTCGACCGGGACGGCGACGAGACGGTGACGGCCGGGCACTTCGGCCCGCCCGGTGACGACTCGCCGCCGCTGCCCGGCGACGTTGCCTATCTCGGTGACGACGCGGGCTCTGGCGCGGCGCAAGTCGTCGGCTATCAAGATCCAGAGACGCCGCCGCAAGCGGCGCCAGGCGATCGGCGGCTGTACGCGCGCAGCGCCCCGGGCGCCGTCGCCGTCTCGCTCTGGCTCAAGGCGGACGGCACGCTCGTCGTCCAGAACGTCGGGGGCGGCGTGCTCGAGATCGGGGCCGATGGCGCCGTGCGCTTCGGGAACGCGCTCTCCGCGTTCGGCGTCGGCGCGGGCGGCGTCGTGTTCTGGGAAACGGCGATCGGGACATTCGGCGGCGCGACGCACGTGCACACGACACCGTTCGGCCCGAGCGGGCCGCCGATCGCCGGAACTTGAAAGGGACGCCCGCATGCCGCTCGACCCCGCCAGCCTGCAATCCGATCTCGAAGCGCTCTTCGCCGACCCGCCCCCGACGGGCGCGGGGTGCGCCGACGCATGGGCAGCCGCGGCGCAGAGCCACGCCGCCGGGGTCGTGCCCCCGTCGACCACGATCGCCGCGGCAGCGGCCACGCTCGCGGGCGCGCTCGCGAGCGCGTTCGCGTCGCCGTCGGCGCCCGCAGACTTCGACCTTGCCTTCGCCGCCTTCGCCGCGACGGTCGGC